ATGTTCGCCGGGGTGGGTGGTGCGGTCACGCTCGCCGTCAGCGGCTTCATCCTCCTGCTGCCCCGGATCGCCGAGACCAGGACCGCGATGGCATCCATGGGCATCACGGCCGCACGGACCCGCACGGCGATGCTGCGGCTCGGGCAGATCGGCGCCGTCGTCGCAGGCCTGGAACTGGTGTCGTATGCGGCGCGCCAGATCACCGACCAGTTCAAGGACGCGCCGCCGTCGGTGTCCAAGATGGCGAACTCCCTGGTCGACCTGGCGCAGAAGGGAAAGGCGGGCGGCGAGGCAGCCCGGGTCTTCGGGGACAACCTCGACGGCTTCGGCCACGCCGTCCAGCGCATCGCCCACCCGACCGGGGCGAACCGCGCGACCGACATCGTCAACTCGCTGACGCTGGGCCTGACCGAGGGCGTCGCCGAGTCGGACATTGCCCTTCAGGACGCCCGCGACCAGATCAAGTCCGTTGACGACGCGTTGGCTGGGCTGGTGTCGGGCGGCGCGGCGGACACCGCCGCAGACGCGTTCTCGAAGCTGGCAGTCGAGGCGGCGGCCCAGGGCACGTCGACCGAGAAGCTGATGACGCTGCTGCCCGGGTATTCGGAGGCTCTGGCGGGCACGGATACCCAGTCGAAGCTGACCGCCGGCGCGCAGGCGCAGCTCGGTCAACAGGCTGGCCTGACGGCTGACGAGATGCAGGACCAGCGCACCGAGGCCGAGAAGCTGGCCGGAGCCCTGCAGGGCCTGAACGGCAACTCCATTGATGCCGCCGAGGCGGAGATCGCGTTCCGGCAGAGCCTGTCCGACCTCAACAGTGCGGTGAAGGACAACGGCCACTCTCTGGACGTTTCCACCGAGGCGGGCCGCAAGGTGAAGGGGTCGTTCCTCGACGCGGCCAAGGCCGCCATGGATCACGCCAAGGCCGTCGCAGAACAGACGGGCACGCAGGAGGCAGGTCAGAAGGTCCTGACCCAGGACATCGAGCTGCTGAAGAAGGACATGCTGGCGCGCGGCTTCTCCAAGGACGCTGTCGACCGGCTCGCCGCGGCCTACCTGAAGCTGCCCCCGGCGGTGTCCACGAAGGTCGATGCGAAAACCCAGGGCGCGATCAATGATCTGGAGAACGTCCAGGAGAAGATCCGGAACACGAAGGGCCGGACCGTCACGGTCAACGCCCTGACCAAGGATGCCGAGCAAAGCCTCAAGGACCTCGGTTTCAAGGTCACGCACATGAAGAACGGGAAGGTGTCCATCACCATCCCGACCGGCCCGCCGAGCGCTGCCGCAGCCGCGATCCAGGCCTACATCAACGGGCTACAGGGCAAGTCGGTCGCGATCAACATCGTGACGACACACACGGACCGCGGGACGGTCTTTCACGAGGGCGGGAACTACGCGCGGGGCGGGCAGGTCCGCGGCTACGCGAGCGGCGGGAACGTCCAGATGGGGCCGAACGGTCGCGTCCAGGGGCCGGGGACGGGGACGTCGGACAGCATCCTCGCCGTGTTCGCGAGCGGCGCTCTCGGCCGGGTGTCGGACACCGAGTTCGTGGTGAACGCCGCCTCGACGCGGAAGTACCTGCCGCTACTCACCGCGATCAACCAGAACAAGATCCCCGGGTTCGCCTCCGGTGGCCTGCTGGGCGGCTTCTCCTACACCCCATCCTCGCAGGCCGTTCTCGGTGGCCCGTCGGACGCGAAGACCCGCTACGACAAGGGCATCGAGAACCTCAAGAAGGCTTGGGACGATCTCAACACGGCGCTGAAGGACGCCAAGAAGAAAGCCGACGCCCTGAAGGACGCCGAGAAGAACCTCGCCAGAGTCCGCAAAGGCCACCACACCGCTGCCCAGCTGCGGTCCGCCGAGTCCCGCGTGGACAAGGCGCGGACGGCGAAGAAGGCGTCCGACGCGACCGTCCGCAAGGAGCACGCGGACGTCAACGCCGCCGACAAGGCCCTCGGGCTGAAGAACGGCAGCAAGGCGCCCACCAGCTTCAACCTCAAAGGCTACGAGGCGCAGCTCAACAAGTCCGTAGCGGCGACGGAGAAGTGGCGCGGGAACCTCAACAAGATCGGCAAGCGGGGCGGCAAGGAACTGCAGGCACTCCTCGAAGGGATGGGCGAGGAAGGCTACGCCCTCGTCAACGCCCTCGCCGGCGCGAGCGACAAGCAGTTCAAATCGATCACTTCCAAGCTCGAGAAGACGGGCGAGCTGGCCAAGGCCACGCTGGCGGACTTCACCAAGCAGCTCGGCGGCGCCACCAAGGAGAACCAGCAGTTCGCCAAGGATCTCCAGACGCTCGCCGCGGAAGGCTTCGGTGACCTCGCCCAGGCGCTCGCCGCACAGGGTGACGCCAGCGCGCAGCAGCTTGCCCACCAGGCAGTCGGCAGCAAGACACAGGCCGCGAAGGCGAACCAGGCGGTGGGCAAAGCGCAGAACACGCTCACCGGTGACGATCTGCTGAACAGCCTGACTTTGCTCTCGACGCTGCGGGGCGGGCCGGGCCGCGGCTATGCGGACCTGATCGCGGCCGGGCTGGACACGGCGACCATCAAGGCCCTGGTGCCGAAGATGGCCGCGCAGATCGGGGCGCTGCCAGCACCGAACAAGGCGACGTTCGTGCGGCAGTGGGTCGCGCAGGGCGGCAAGCCCATGGCGACCGGCGGGGTCCTGTCGCGCCCGACCATGGTCCTCGGCGGCGAGGCGGGCGTGCCCGAGTCGTGGATCCCGTGGAACAGCTCCTCGCGGTCCCGGGCGCTGCTCGCCAAAACAGCGGCCGCAATGGGCTACCAGCTCACCCCGGCGGGCCGCTATGCGGGCGGCCCGGTGTCCGCGGCGGCCATGGCCCGGGAGGTCACCCGGCAGATCACGGTGAACCTGTACGCCGCCAAGCAGTCGACGGCCGAGCAGGCGCACGACATCGCCCGCGTCATCTCGTTCGTCGGCTGAAAAGAGGGGGTACGGGTGACCTACACCCCAGGTACGGACCGCGACGGCCGGCAGGCCACCCTCGGCTCGATGCGCCTCGGCGCAGTCGATGCGTCGGGGGTGGCCTGGTTCCTGCAAGGCATAGAGGGATGGGACAGCCCGGAGGTTCGGGCCGAGCTGCAGGACCGGGAGGCGGACCACGGCTCGTGGGCCTCGCCCGTATACCTCGGGTCCCGGCCGATCACCCTGAAGGGGACCGTGGAGGCGCCGGACCGGGCCTCGCTCGACGGCGCGCTGGATCAGTTGTACGCGGCGGCGGCCCTGACGGACACGACGCTGACGGTGTGGGAAGCCACGCCCAAGCAGGCGACGGTGCGCCGGTCCGGGAAGGTGCTCACCGAGTACATCACCGACCGCACCGCCACGTGGTCCGTGATGGTGACGGCCGCCGACCCGCGCCGCTACGACACGGTCCTGCAGTCCGGGACGACGGGCCTGCCGACCACAACCGGCGGCCTGAGCTTCCCGGTGACGTTCCCGATCACGTTCTCGGCGACGACCGTGTCCGGGCAGATCAACGCGGCCAACGCGGGCTCCATGGACACCCGGCCGGTCCTGACGATCGCCGGGCCCGTCGTGGCGCCGGTGATCTCCGCCCTCTACCCGGACGGCACAGTGCGACAACTCGCCTACTCGCTCGATCTGGCCAGCGGCGACGTCCTCGTCATCGACACCGACGCGCACACCGTGATCCTCAACGGGTCTGTGAGCAGGCGGCGGTTCATGACCGTCGCGTCCGGCTGGCCGACGATCCCCGCCGGCGCCTCGGTCATCTACCAGTTCCAGTCGGGCACCTACAACGCCAGCGCGATGCTGACCGCCACGTGGCGATCGGCCTGGATGTGAGGAGGCAGCGATGCCAGTAGACGTGTGGGCAATCGACAGCCTCGCCTTCACCGGCCTGGAAGCCAGGAACGTGGAGTCCTTCCAGGTCATGGGCAACGGCACCGCGCTCGGCTCCCGCTCCGGTGTCCGGCCGGGCGACCCGGGTCTCACGGTCACCCTGGCCGGTACGACGATCAACTGCAGCGCGGGCGTGGCTGCGGTGGCCTGGCCGGGCCAGGGCGTGTACCGGGTGGCGTTCCCGTCCTCGGTGTCGCCGGGCGCGTACACGGCCGCCCACGCGACCCTGAACCGGGTCGATCTTGTCTACCTGCGGGTGTGGGACAACTCGGTGGATGCGTCCGGCCTCAACAAGGGCGACGTCGTCTATCTGGCGGGCACTCCGTCTGCGTCTCCGGTGGCGCCGACACCGGCGGGAACGCAGATTTACATGCCGCTGGCCACGATCACCGTGCTGTCCGTGTCCAACGGCAGTGGCGCGTCGGTGTCGACGTCCGTGCGCCCGTACACGGTCGCGCCGGGCGGCATCCTGCCCTCGCCCACCGCCCCCGGCTCCCCGTACACCGGGCAGTACTACGACGACGGCACGAACCTGCTCCGCTGGAACGGCAGCAGCTGGGACACCATGCGGAAGGTCGACACCGTCTCCTGGACGACCGCCACCCTTGGCTCCGGCTACACCACGGGTGACGGCGGCAGCAACGGCAACGCCAACGGGCCGATCCGCTACCGCACCTACACCGAGCACGGCACCCCGTACATGGAATGGGACGGCGGCGCGAGCCGCACATCCGGCGCGCAGGTCGCCAACATCCTCAACGCCGCGCTGACCGCCGGGCTGCGGCCCGCCTTCCGGGCCTCATTCGTGGTACCGCGTAGCGCCAACAGCATCACGGGCGTCGCGGCCAGCACGAACGTCGTGCACTCGCTGAAGGTCGACTTCAACACGGACGGCACCATCGCCCTGATCGCTGCGGATGCCGGATCGGCTGAGGCAGCCTGGTTCTCCCTGCGCGGCATCAAGTACCCGCTGTCATGACCGCCGCTGTCGAGCTGGCGTGGTTCGGGTGCGACCTGCGCACCGGCGGCATCGTCGAAGACCTGCCCGCCCTCACCCCGTCCGGGACGCTGTCCCGCAAGTTGGGCGACTCCACCACTCTGCAGGCCACCCTCTACCTCCCGGGCGCCCCGGCAGACTGGGACGAGGCGACCACCCCGGGCAGCAGTCTGCTCGTGGCCGTCGACACCGCCACCGACACCCCGCTGTGGGCGGGTGCGGTACTGACGCGGGAAGGCGGCAGCGGGCAGACCGTCCAGCTCGGCGCGGCCACCCTCGAGCGCTACCTGGGCAGCTGCTTCCCCGGCACGCAGACCCTGATCGGGACCGACCAGGCCGCTGTCATCTCCGCGCTCGTCACGCCCGCGCTCACCGCCGGCCCGCCCATCGTCATCGACGCCCCGAGTACGGGCGTGGTCATGGACTACCTGCCGCAGGACGGTGACGACAAAAGCATCCTGTCCTGTCTGCAAGAGGTCATGGGGCTGGACGGCGGCCCCGAGTGGACCATCGATGTTCAGTGGAACGCCTCGCACTCGGGCTTCGAGTTCCCGCTGCGCGTCCGTCCCAAGATCGGTATCCAGAGCGGCATCCCGGTCGTGTTCGACTTCCCGGGCTGCGTAGCCGCGTACACCCTGACCGAGTCTTACGAGGACGGGAAGGGCGCCACCGTCGTCACAGCCCGCGGCGAGGGCGAGGGCTCGTCCCGCCTCACCTCCAGCCCCCACGAAGCGACCGCCCTGATCACGAACGGGTGGCCGCGCTGGGAATACCGCTACACCCCCGCGACCGGCGTGACCGAC